GAAAATAATGAAAGAGTCGGGCAAGCTTGTTGATCTGCCACTCACGGGGTTCGCGCCATCGAACGCCGACATTGCCAAGCATCTGCGCGAGCAGGCTGATTGGATGGAGGAAGCTGGCGCGCGCGGCCTGCGCACCGTCGTTCTGGTGCTTGAGTACGAGGACGGAGATATTCGGCGTCAAAGCTGCGGGAAGCATCTGGACTTGGCGCGCAAAACCGGGCTTTTGTTCATGGCGGCAACGCAAGCGGTTATTCAGGACAAGAGCGAATAAATATGTTGCATTTTTTCTGGCCAACGGGTACTATGTATTGAAACAACCCGGTCAGCGCGATCAGTGGCTCGTAAGGGCTGCGAACGTAACGATCACCGAGAGCGGCTGGCCGGGTTGTTGCAGCACCAAGAAGCATAGGCATTGCACCAGCGAATAGGGTAACTGGAATTCCCTGGGTGGCGTGTGGTGTCTATGGCTTGTTGGTGTTTTGTATGGCGTAGCCCTCGCCAAAACCGCACCAGCCAGCGCGAAAGCGTAGTCGGATGGCTGGACAGACCACAACGTTTTGGCCGCTATTTTTGGGAAGCCCACGCCGGGAATAACCCGCCCGGTTTGATAGCGGCCATTCTTTTCGGGTTCTAAGGAGAAAAAATGCTCAAGCAATTGCTGGACAGAGTTGAATTTGCCGTGTTGGGAACCGATGCAGAAATGCGCGACGCATCGCGCGCCATGTTGGCCGAACTGAAAACGCGCGTCGAGAACATCGAGACGCGGCTCGCGGCTATCGAAACCCATCTGGGGATTGAACAAGCCCCTGTAACCACTATCGTTCTTAACGATCCTGTAACCACTATCGTTCTTAACGATGACAGGGTCATTCCTGATGCCGTCGTGACTCTGGGGCGGGCGAAAGTAAACACTGACGAATCTCAACACTAACGAGCGGAGGCCAAGATGGCGGACAAGAAAAAAACACGCGCGGGGTCAGGCAAGCTTGTTGTTCTGGCCGAGAAGGGCAATCTGACCCCGGCGGGCGAAAAGAAGTTCTCGGCGGAGCGGAAGGCTGGCGGCGTAACCAAGGGCGCAGGTGGCACGAAACTCGCCAAGAAAAGCACCAAGAAAAGCGCCGCGTAACGCAACCAACCAATGAGGGTTTAGATCATGGCTCAGTCAGAATTCAGGAAGGCTCAACTCAGAATGCTCGGAAGAGACAGTGAGGTTGAGGGCGGCGGCAAGCAACCGGCAAAGCCTGCCGCCAAAAAAGGCGCGGTGAAGAACGCGGTTGCCAAGCGGACTGTCGGCAAGAAGTCAAAAACCACGAAGTATTAACTCACACAAAGGGCTGAAAAATGACGGAGAAAAAGAATCAGCGGCGTGTTTACGTCGTGCGACACAAGCACACCAAGGTTTCGCGGCTTATCCGCTCACCGAATCAGGCGCAAGCGTTCAAGCACATCAACGAGAGCGACTACGACTGCCACGTTGCCAGCCAAGACGACTGCATCAGGCTGGTTGGCGAGGGCGTGCAGGTCGAGGATGCCGGGGGTGCGGAATGATTGATGTTTTTAAGGGGAGTTCGTGCGGGCCGTCGTCAATTGGCGGTGGTTTTCTAATGACAACGGAAGTTGTGACTTGGGGCGATTTGCAGGACGCGGCATTCAGGCGCACAAGTCCGTCAGGCGCAAACGAATCCAAGCCGATCCCCGCATCAACAGGTGTTGGATCCCGGTCGTTTTTAAACGGGGGGGGTAAGAAATGATTGAAATTTCCAACATCCAGATACCGAAAGGGTTACAAACCCCGGATGGCATGCGGCATCCAAACCCAATCCTGTCGGCGCTGAAATCGCTTCCGATGGCCGCGAAACCGAAGTATTGGGTCACTCGCATCATCGATGCACTTGAATCTCAAGAAAGGCGCTTGGACAACTCTCGGGTTTCCCTGATACGCAGTCTCGGACAACCTGTTGAGTTCGTGCTTGACGTGGCGAACGACCTTGCCGTTTTGGAAAACGGCGTGTCGCTCAACGCGGGCGTACAGCCGCAGGGCCGGTGGGTTCCCATCACAGACCCCGACAAGCTAAGTCAGCAGAACGTGCAGTGGATGGTCAAGGAAGAAAATCAGGCGGAGTTCGACGTGAAGATGGCCGAACTGCTGGCCGAGAAGATCATCATTCCGTTCAACGCCATCAACATAGACGACCTGAAAAACTCCAAGGGTGAGCCGGTTAACATTCCGTTCGACCTGACGCCGATTCTGTGGATGTTCACCGAGCCGGTCGGCGATGGCGACGGCGTTTCGGGGGGCTGAATGAATGCCTGCGGTATGGCAGATCAAAAACCTTCGGCCAATCCAGCACCGCATCATCTGGTGGTTCGTTGATGCCGGGCTGGTTGGCAGCGTGGCCGCTCGCGGATGGCAACAGGAGTGCGCGGCCAGCCTCGGCATCCACCGCCTCACGCTCCGCGCGAATGTGATACGCATGGTCAGCATGGGCGTGATGAAAGACGGCGAGAAGCGCGGTGAGGTGATTTTGATTGCCTCCCTATTCGACCGCAAGGTTGACCGGGGCAGGTTGAAGAAAACGATAGTGGACGCGGGGATTGACTGATGCGCAGGCCAGAACGCTTCGAGGCTAACGCCGAATGCCTTGAGCCGCCCGGAACCGAGGATGACGCTTTCCGGGTGGCGGCGCAGGGGATGAAGGCTTCGGTCAGAAAGGCGGGCAAGCGCAAGCTGTTCAAGATGCATCTGGCCGAAATACTGTATCGCGGCAGGCGGCACGATGTTTGGTTCAGCAAGTTGCAGATCAGGAACCGGACGGAAGAGGCGCTTGCCGGGTACGTCAAAATGAAATGCTTGGGATTGGAGGGTTAGCCATGCTTAAATTCACGCCTTACGCCAGAATCGGAACGCGCACATGCTTCATCTTGCCGACCATCGTTGCAGCGAAATTCTGCCCATGCGGGTGCATTCGCAGCGTTGAAATTGCGTGGGCATACTGTGCAATCGGAGTCCAGATAACCCGCCATGTCGAGCCAGCAAAAAATAGAGTTTGACCCCGAGGACTTCTACGACTTCTGCGAAGCTGCGACGATAAAAACGAAGGAGCTTGGCGCAATTCGTGTCACCCGCGAATTGATGATGGGTACGCAAAAATACTTCATCGAAGAATTGAAGCGCGGGCTTGACGACGGCATACACGACTTCGTGGCTCTGAAAGGCCGTCAGGTTGCCATCACGACGATATGCCTCCTGCTGGATATTTACTGGCTGGGCAAATATGGCGGCATAGACGGCGCGTTCGTCACACAGGACGAGCCGACACGCGAACTGTTCCGCACAACCTTCGATCAGATATTCGATAGCCTGCCGAGAAAGTGGAGAATCCGCATCAAGGCCCATAACCGCACCCAGATGGTGATAGGCAAGCGGCGCGGGAAGAACGAGAACCGCATCGTGTACATGGTGGCCGGAACGCGAAAGAACAGCGGCCTCGGGAAATCAACGGCCAGCACGTTCGCGCACATGACCGAGGTGAGCGAGTACGGCGACGAGGAAGGTCTGGCCTCGCTTGAGGCAACCTTCGCGCAGGAGAATCCTAACCGCCTTTTCATTCGAGAATCCACCGCTCAGGGATACAATCACTTCTACTGGACATGGCAATCGGCAAAGCGCAGCAGAACGACGCGGGCAATTTTCGTGGGCTGGTGGCGCAACGACTTTTACCGGAAGAAACGAGGGTCGGTCGAGCACGAAATATACTGGGACGGCAAGATGACCGCCGTTGAGCGGAAGTGGGTGCGCGAGGTAAAGCAGATATACGACTTCGACATTGACGACGAGCAGATTGCGTGGTGGCGCTGGATGAGCGCCGAGAAGATCACCGACGAGCAGCTTTTGTTCCAGAACTACCCGCCGACAGAGGACTACGCCTTCGTGAAGTCCGGCAGTCAGTTTTTCAACGGACAGCGCCTCAACGACGAATACAAGCTCGCGCTGAAAGAAGAGGTCAGCTACTACAGGTTCCTGCTGGGCGACAACTTTGAAACCGCAGAGCTAGTCAAGAGCAGCGAAAAAATGGCGACCGACCCGACGAAGGCCGGGCTTCAAATTTGGGAACACCCGGTTCCCGGCGGCGTGTACGCGATAGGCGCAGACCCGGCGCGCGGGCAGTCGGAGTGGAGCGACAGATTTGTGGCTCAGGTGTTCAGGTGTTACTCGGACGGCATGGATCAGGTGGCGGAATTCTGCACCACCGAATGCACGCCCGCGCAATTTGCATGGGTGATTTGCTACCTTGGCGGCGCGTACCTGTCGCAGCCGAAGTCCAGCGGCATGCTCAATCTGGAATTGAACGGGCCGGGCGCGGCTACGTGGAACGAAATGAAAAACCTGCGCACGCTGTCCATAACGTCCCGCACAGACTCGGGAAAAAAAATCTTCGCCATCGTATCGCGGCTCGAAAGTTTCCTGTACAAGCGGCAGGATTCCTTCGGACAGCCGAGCGCGTATCACACATACTCGACGACACGGGAAAAGGAGCGCATGTTCAGCCTGTTTGGCGGCTACTTTAGCCGTGGCATGACAAAGATTCGGTCAGCTCACCTGCTCGACGAAATGCGGGTCGTCGTGCGCGAGGACGACGGGTTTATCGGAGCGCCGGATCGGCAGAAAGACGACAGGGTGGTGGGCGCATGCTTGGCGACGACAGCGTGGCAGGACTACCTCAGAATGCGCCTGATGACAATGCGGCCCGGCGGGCTGACGCGGGAACTGGCGAAGAGGGAAGGCGAATCAGCCGGTGATTGGCAACCAACCAACATCCAGAATTTCATTCAGGAAAGGCTGGCGATGAAGTGAAAATTCCAATCAGCGAAATGGAATTGAAGCGCAGGCTGGGCGTGTTTCGAGGGAAGGCTTGCAAGTCCAAGAGCGACAGGCCAAAATCCGGCGAGGGGAAAAGCACGACGTTCAGGGTGCATGACATCGCGTTGCTGGCGCGCATCTACAGGAACGATCTGAGCAACTTCCTGAACGGAAGGTTGAAGCTCGGCCCGGTAAAGCAGGGCAGGCTGTACAACGCGCTGCTAGAGGTTGAGGGTGGCCTTGTCACCAAGTCGCAATACGGTGTGTACCACTTCCACGACACGCCGCAGCGCCCGCCAGTTCGGTTTATGCAGTTCGACTTGGCGACCGGAAGGGTTAGAATGGCGGAAAAAGAGAAGGGGCCGGGGAAAATGCCGGGGTTTGATAAGCTGTTTGGAGGCTGATATGCCGATTTACGATTTTGAATGCGCGGCGCACGGAAAATTCGAGGCCCTTGTCGGTAAGTGCCCGCATGGCTGCGGTGCAGGAATGGTGAAGCGCCTGCCTGTCCTGACCATCAACCTCATGGGTGAGACGGCAAAGAACCTTGACCGGCAGGCGCAAAAAAAGATGGACGAATTCGGCATAACCGACATGCGCCCGTCTCAGGGTGTGCCCGCCATGTCCGCCAAGAAGCCGTATCGCTGGAACCAGCCGGAAATCGTACAGAGCGGCGTGGCGTCATGCGTTCCGTACTCCATCCCGATTGACATATCCATGAACTCCAAGGGCGTCACTGAGGGAGATGTGTCCGTGGGCGCGCTCGCTCAGTCGGTCGGCGCGCGGCTTGAGGAAACTAGCCCTGTCGAGGCGCTGCAAAAAGCCGGTACACTTGGGAAGCCGGTTATCATACGCGCTGACGACCGGGCGGCCCCACTGTGAAGGGCGGAGACGATGCGAATTCCAAGTGATCTGGTAAAGAAAGAGGCGCTGTACGACGAAGCCGTTGCGCAATGCGAAAAGTCGCAGAACGTGAGGCGCGAAAATTACGAGCGCCGCCGCAAATTCTACTTGCGCGGGTCGGACGACGACAACGAGGAGGTGCCGTTCAACAAGGCATACCCGCATTTGGACACCGTGCTGTCGTTTATGTTCGCGTCCGAGACGACAAAGTTCTCCGTCATCCCGGCCCCCGGCGAGGTGGATATTCAGCACAATAGGACAGGGATTTTCGGCGACGCCATCAACGAAAAATGGCACGAAAGCAACGCCGACATCATGGTGTCGAACGCGATACGGTGGGGGCTTGTTTTCGATACCATGGTCATCAAGGTGTTGTCGAAGGTAAACAGGGAAACAAAATCGTTCCAGATAAACCCGTTCCACGTACACCCGGCGGCGATAGGCGTTTACCGTGAGGACGTTCCGTTTTTCAGCCGCCAGCAGGCGATAGTTCAGACCTACTACAAGACGGAAGGCGAGCTTGAAGAAATGCTCGGCTCGCACCCCTACAAGAAAGAAATACTCGCGGCCCTGTCTCCCGCCGACAGCCCGGACGAAAGCGAAAGCGGGTCGTCCAACACGATGATGGGCGTGATGATGGGCGCATGGCAACCCGTGGGGAATGCCACCGTTGCGTCGGGCAGCCTGAACATCAACCCGTCCGCTGACTTGGGATACCAACCGGAAGTGACTGAGGGGTTGCGAACGATCAAAGAGCTTTGGATATGGGACGACGATCTGAATGATTACCGTGTCGTCACGCGCCCGAAGGACGGCGGATTCTCTATTTTCGACGTGCCAAACCCATACTTGCCCGGCGAGCATCCGTTTGTGCAGTTCTGCCCGCGCCCGCTGCCTTTCTACGTCTGGGGCGAGTCCGAAATGGAGGGGCTTATCGGTCTGCAACGCTGGCGGAACGAGTACATCGCAAAGATTCGCGCCATCCTTGGGCGTCAGCTTACGCCCCCCGTTGCCGCCACCGGGTTCGGGCCTCTCGAAGAGACAGCGTATGCCAAATGGGTTGAGGGTTCATTCCTCGCCGACAACTCCGGCGGGATGGGAATGGGCCAAAAAGTCGAGACGTTTCCCCCGCAGATGCCGCCCGACGCCTACCGCATGATTAGCGAGATTGACAACTCGTTCAACGAGCACTCCGGCCTGCCGAACACCGTGCAGGGCAAGGGCGAGGTTGGCGTGCGCAGCGGCAAGCAGGCGAGCGAGCTTGCGCGCCTAGGCTCGGCCAGAATCAAAATGCGCGCGCTCATCATCGAGGACGCGCTGGAGAAAATGGCGCATCTGTACGCCATGCTTATGCAGAAGCACGACACCACCACCTACGCCGACATGACGGGCGCGGTATTCGTGCTGGCACAATTCACCAAGCAGTACGAGGTGAAGGTGGACTCGCATTCAAGCTCGCCTGTGTTCGCGGAGGACAAGCGCGATCTGGCATTCGGGTTGCTCAACGCAGGTCTAATCACGCCGGAGCGCGCGCTGCAAATGATTGACCCGCCGGACAGGAATGCGATGCTGCACGACCTTCCCAAGATCAAGGCGGAGAAGCAGGCTGGCGCGCAGGCGCAGGAGCAGGCGGAACTCAAGAAGGAATTGCTCAAGCACGCTGACGAAGGGTTCGTCAGGAAGATGCTTGCGAAGTTATTTGGCCCGTGATATAAAACCTCCTGAGTATGGCTGCACTCATCAAATGTGGCCCGAACCCAGCAATGGAGGCAATCATGGCTCGTTCCAAGCGTAAAGGGAAGCGTTCCCATCGCAAGACCCGCTAATTTTTAGCGGCGCGGGGTGTCCATCAGCGCCCCTCCAAATTCAGTTTCTCGTGTGGCTCCTCCACCCTTGAACCCAACCCCCTTGACAGGGGGTTTTTTTTCGCCTATCGTTTGCCGCATTCAATGTAAGCGCCTACCAACAAAGGAACGCCATGTCAAACGGGAAGGTTCAGAGGGGCCAGCGTATCGCCCACCAGACCGAGGATAATGCTCAGGTTCCGCTGAACTGCGTCGGCGCACCGCCGTCCGTTCAGGGCGGCAAGCTGAAAATTTGCAACATCCCGCTGGGTTCGGTTGCGCTGGCGTCGGTCGGAACCAACACGGCGGACGTCGTCCAGCTTTGGATGACGGATATTTTCGTCCCGATGAACCGGCTGATTACCACCGTCGGAGTGCTGCAAGGCGGCACGGCGGGCACGGACAAGATTCTGGTTGCGATCTACGACGCCCAAGGCCGTCTGCAATGCAGTTCCGCACTGGCCGGTCTGGCGCTGAACAGCAGCGCAAACACCTTCCTCGAACTGGCGATTGCGCTTGACGGCAGCGGAAACGCGATCAGCAACTTCCAGATGTGGGGGCCGGGCCAGTATTACATCGCGGTGCAGGGCAACGGAACCGCCGCCGGGGCGATCCAGACCGTGCCCGCGCCGTACCTCGACATTTGCGCAGGTTCGGTGACGGCGGCAACCTTCGGCACGCTGCCCGGCACGGTCACCGTCCCGACCACCTTCACGGCTGGCAAAGCGCCAATCGTTTACGTGTACTAAACCATGGCAGTTTACATCTACAACCCTGACGACGGGACATTCCAGCCAGCCGACCAAGGCCGGACGACGGAATACAACCTGTTGCTGAACATCCTGATTGAGCAGCGAGTTACCAACCTTATTTTGGCGCAGGCAATGGGTATCGGGGACGACCTGAACGCATTGCGCGCCGACGTAATAAACGATCCAGCTTCGATGAAGCAGGGATAACCAGGAGAATGTTATGTTACTGA